TCAAGCTGCCTGACCTGTGGCCTTCACCGGAGGCTTACCCTTTGCCGCCGGGATTGTCGTTGCAGCCGAAACGGCAGATTTACCGCCCAGCCGAAGGGCTTCGATCTGGGCGCCCACCACGCGCCACGTCTGGTAGGCGTAATCAACCACCTGAGCGACCTCGATCAACGTCGGTGCGGTTATGCCCACTTCCGCGGAGAGGAGCGGGAACTGCGTTTCATCAACCTCGCCCGATCCGACGAGCGAGAGCACTTCGGATGCTTCCTGCGCCTTCTGCTGGTAGGTCATAGCCTGACCGCTCCCAGCCGTAATGTATCGCAGCCTCGCAGCCTCCGCATCGCTGTCGATATTCATCATGAGAAGAACTTTCCACTCGTCCAATGTCCGGTCTGGCTCTTCTGGAGCCTCTGGAGGGGCCACGAGGGGGTCGATAATTTCAAACCCATTCGCTATAGAAACTGCCTTCCCCGCAGCAATGCCTTCTAGCGCTTCGGCATACTGCGCATCAGTGATCTCGATGCCGCCGTCCAGCATGTCGGTCGATATCTGTCCGTTGATTGCCCAGGGCATCACTTGATCCTCATATAAGACTTAACACCAAGATTCTTCATGCGCGTTTCCGTCGCCGTTCTCACTGCTAGTGAGGCGTCAAAACCAATGATGCGAGGGTTGGCCGTTCCGGCATTCGGACGAACAGTCTGGCTACTGACCACATCTGTGAATGGTCCGGTCGGAACCACATTCGTTCCCCAAACTCCGTCGAGGCTGCCAACTATATTTTGCAAAGCGTCGTTCTGTTTTGTGCCTGGCAAAGTGCTTGGACGAAGCATTCGCCCCTCAGTGTTGATGAGGTCAATTGTCTGTCCGATCATCGGGGATCCGGAGAACGAAATTACCGCGGTTGCCAGCACAAGCGGAGCAGACCCGGAAACGCTTTCCGAAGTAAGCTTACCGTTATTGAACTGACCCGAACCCGTGAGACCGGCGGTCAATTCAATAAAGATCGGACCACTCGTATTGGAAGGCGGTATCTCCGCGCCTGTCTTCGATGTGTCGACATGGTAGACTTGGCCAACGCCGCAACGATATGTCCAAATACGGCTAACCGTATTCAGCTCTGATGCGTCAGCTTTGAGCGCAAGAGCGTTGGTAACCGTTGTCGCGAAATTCGGGTCATCCCCTAATGCGGCGGCCAGTTCGTTCAATGTGTCGAGAGTGGCCGGCGCGCTATCGACCAAGATGGCAGATATCACATCGGCGATCTGCTGCATCGTGACCTTAACGGTCCTGTTTTCGCTCACGCGCACAGCTGGGAGGACGTCGGCAAGGCCGAAGGATGCGGTCGCATCAAGGTCGGTGATTTTGATGCGGTCGACCATTACAAAGCCCTTATGTCAAGCTGGAGGGTGAGCGAAGTCGCGTAATCATGCATGCGCTGGAAACTCGAATTGTATCGTGTCGCCGGAATAGAAGTGACGGTTGTTGGGTACGAAGCATAGTATGAAATATCCTGGTCCTGAACGGCGCCGTTATTTCCGACAGCCGTATCAGTCACAGCCTTGTTGATCGGTGTTCTGGCCCAATTATAGTTAGCTGAAGCGAAGGCAAACCGAGATTCGTTACCTCCGTTGTTAGCGACAGCAGACCCAACCAGTGTAAGCGAATCAGCCAGCACGGCCTTGTTCTTGAGGTTGGTGATCGTCGGGACGTTTGACGAATTCGTCACGACCCGCGCCACAAGCATGTCGTCGTAGCTACTATCGAATGCCGCATTCGTCTCGGCTGAAACCGTCGGGTTGTATCCCGTATCTGCCAGATCCTTTAGAGAAAAGCCGTCCGTAGGGTTCCACCGCAAGTGATAGGTTTTGCTTGCCGTCGTGGCGAAATCCGTCTGAGCGGTGGTGTAAGTTCGAATGCCGCGATGCAAGATCGTTGCAGAGGCCGGGACGCGGATGGTCCCAGTAGATGGTGAAGTCACCGCGATGACGCCGCCGTTCGTCGTCACCTCTGGGAAAATAGGCAAACGTGCCTGGGCCTGACTGAAGAGAACGAACTGCGAGACGTCGCCGCCCCCTGTAGCTGCGGATATGAGCGCGTTGATCGCCTGCAAAACGGTGGTGTCGTCTCCCTCTGTTCCGGTGATTCCGCCGGCATCCTGCACCGCCTTCAGCTCAGCCTCGATACGACCGAACAAGCGGTTGAACAGCGTTAGGTCAGCATCACCGCACTGGAACCCGTCGGATTGCTCGTTGGTGGTAGGCGAGCGGTTGACGCCACCCACAGAGGACCATGGTGGATCAAAATCGGCCATTATCAGCCCTTTCAGTTAGCAGGAGTAAGGTTTCACGTCGATCCGGCAAAGCCACTCACTGTCTTTTGTGAGTGCGCTGGACATGATGTCTTCACTGTCTTCGGTGATAAGAATGGCACCGTCCTGAGTGGAAAGGGGAAGGCCATCAGGCTGCCACTCTTCGCAGAAACCGCCCCACCCTTCCCCAAAGCCAAAGATTGCGAAGGTTCCGAAATGCCAGCGTGTGGTCATCCCTGGCGCGATCGGGAGAACACGGGGAACGACCTGCATTATTGCGGCTTCTAAGTCAGTCAGTTCGCGCATCGGCGCCAAAACGACCTGACCATGCCCCGCGGCCATGATGCGAGCCTGCGGCCCATAAATGGCTTGCAGAGCCGTGGTCAGATCAGCCCATGAATACCGGCTGTCCATCTGGTAGGCGCGAGAAATCAATAGCGCCCGATAGACCTCATCGTCAGTGATGCAAATCTCAGAGATTCCGTCCGTAGCGCAATCAAGCCAAACTCCCCCTTCGCAGAAACCTACGATGGGCCTAGACCCAGGGATGAGCACATCACACGCGAAGCCAAAAACCGGCTGCACATCGCAAACGCAGTGGCATCGAGGGAAGCCCATCCATTTGCCGATAATCGTAAGCTGGTCTCCGGTTGCAGTATTGATATCGAAGAATGAAGGCAGGTCGCAGATAGATTGCTGGGCTTGCCAGACCTGCCGGAGATAGGTCCGGATTACATGGATTAGCTTAGGGCTCTCACGGTATTGAGTGAGTATCTTATTTATTCCATCCTCGACAAACGCGGATTGATCAACACAAGACATCAAGCCACCACCACTGTTAAGTTAGCAGACGATATTGACGCCCGTTCAATGAAGCCAATCGATATGGGCTGGTTGCTCCCTTCGCCGATACCGTCACGCTCACCGTTGATTTCAATAACCTCGACATTAGAGAATGAACTCTCGATTATTTGCCGGATAGCATAGAACGTGACGTCCTCGCCGTTGAGGAAGTATGCCGAATTAAGGACCGCAGCCTTGATCGCGATCGATGATGGTGGCGGGCAGCCCAGTCCATCGCGGAACGTTCTCACAGTGACTGTCAACGTGACTGGTACGTCGATAGGTCTTAGGATGCGGAAAGATCGGCAATACCCCTCGATCACGCTTTCGACCGTGGCATTGCCATACAGCGTCATCCCTGGGACGATATAAGCTCGGATTGCTGCGGCGATGGCATCATCACTGCCTCCAGTAACCGCGAGACACAAATTGGCAGGGGTCGGGATTTCGTCCGTATCGTCGCGCGTCCAGACGTTGTAATACGTCACGCCGTCAATGGCAGCGATTGCCCGGCTTACATCCTGCAAATCAATGCGGGCCTGCCCAATATTTGTGATAGCGCGTCTGAAGCTATCATCAGATTGACCCGGGGCGCGTGAAATGCGTCGGATCCGGCCCAAGATGTCTAGCCGAACCCCTTCCGCCTGGTCAGGGTCCAATGACTGATATGCGTCCTCCGCCAATTCCCAAGCTTTCGTCATCGCTTCGGCAAATATTCCGTTTATTTGCCCCATTGGCGACTGTGAGGTTTGCACCAAACCTGGACCAAATTCGGTGACCAGACCCGCCTCAATCTCAGCAAGGATCACCGTCAGGGGTTTGCGCGAAAAGCCGGTGCTGACTACGCCGTATTCCGTCATATCTGCACCTCTTCCTGATATTCTGAAATGACGTTGACGGACCGGATTATGAGCCCGCGAGACGCGCGGTCGAAGGATACCGAGAACGACGTGATTTCTGTCACGCCGTCGGTATCCAAAATTTCAGCTTTCACGACGCTCTCGGCCAGAGCCGGGTCATAAGTCTTCCCCAAAATCTCATCGAGCCAAGGGACGCCGGCCGTCGTGTCCAAAAACCATTCACCTTCAAACGTGGAAAGCCGCTGGCGCACATGTTGCCCTACGGCGTGAGTATCATTCACCAGAGCAAGATTGCCGTCAGCATCCAGATATAGGTCATTGCTGGCCTGATCGATCGCCAGCCCCGTGCGAGGGATTGTCATAGTGCCATCGCCCTAACTTTGGCGGCCAGCGCCATCAGCGCGGCGCGATTGAACAGTTGGTGCCCGGTTCCAGCCGAAGAGCCGTAATTGATCTGGAGCTGGTCCGACGCAACGAGTTCCATGAATGTCGCGATGATGTCGTAGAGGTTGCCTTCTGCGCCATCGATCCTGAACTTTCCGTCTGGGCTTCCTTTGATGCCAAAGCTTCCGTCAGCCGAGAACCGGATATGCGTGTTCTCCAGATCAACGTTCTCAAGCGGCGATTTGAGACTGTCACCCCCAACGATTGTTGCCCGCATATCCGAAAGGCTAAACGATCGAGCATCCGAAGGAGTGCCGTCATCGTCAACATCGTAGTTGTCCATGCTGCGCATCATCGGCGCGAGCATCACTCTTGTGCCGGCCGGGATGGGAAACGTTATCCCCGCGTTGGCCGTGCGAGGCAGATCGACAGGAACCTCAAGCAGCACCGGCATCTCGACGGGCTTGCCGTTGTGGATCGGCTTATAGAGCGGCTTCACCGTGGCTGTCTGGCCGTTATAGGAGACGATCTCGCCGGGTATCGGGCCCCACTGCGCCTCTCGCTCCGATTCCGCCTGACGGTCGGTGACGTCTCGCGGGTCGTTCGTAGTCTTCCCGAGGTAGCCCGCCATCAGCCATTCACTCCCTGATCCACCTTGCCGCCCTTGATTGCCTCGGCCGTGATGTCAACTTGGAAGTCTCCGTCGCGGTTGTCACCGGAATAGGTGACTTCGGAGACACGATACATTCCGTCGGCCGCGTTCATTTCGAGTGTCTGGCTCTTGATCTGGACTCGGCGGTTCGGCCTGATTTCCGGATTGAGCAGAGCTGAGACGCGCACGCCGTTATCAGTGATGGCCGGTGTGCCAATCATGCCCGTTTCCGGAGTGAGCAGGACGACGCCACCGATGTAGCTATCACCCGGCACGATCTCCAAAGTCTCATTCTGGAGTGACCAATAGAACTTGTTGCTCCGTCCGAGCGTATCGAGTTCCCGCCGGCAAGAGCCGCACATAGAGTAAGGCCGCTTGGTTTCCTTCGGCATACTATCGGGGAACTTCCATTCGCCGCGGTCGATGCCCTCCTTCTCCATCTGCTTGTAAATCTCTTCGATGACATCCTTCGTGGGCGTACCCTTCGGGAATGTCTTAGAAATATTTGACCGCAGGAGCGCTTTCTGCCCGTCACCGCAGGAGATGATGGTTACTATGTCAGCGCCGTCTCTCTGGTGCTCTACGTCCCGAACATCGCCTTTGAAAATCACCCCGACGTTTCCGGAATCGCTGGGAGGTATATACCCAGCCTTCAAAGTGATCTTGTCGAACTCTTTGCCCATCGAATTGCGATGGCTTTCCGTCAGGTTCCAGATCGATATCCGGGCCGTGTTGGACTTGGAACTGATACCCTTCGTGATCTGGAACTCGATCTTGATCTCATGCAGCGCGATGCCGCCAAGGTTCAGCGTGAGGCCACCCGAGAACTCGGCGCTGACCTTACGCAGGTATTGCAGCATCTACTTCTTCCTGTGTTGCATGATAGAAGCGGACATTGCCTTCGGGAAGGGCATTACGATCCGGAACAGAGCCAGGCTTAACCGCCGCAGCGAACATAACCCCTATCCCGAAATCGAACGGCGCCAGCAGATCAATCCCTGTCACCACCCGACGACCTTGCAGAACTGGCTTGTCATCGAGCGACAGATCAAAGCTCCACCGGTTATTGCTCGGGTTGTAGCGAAGCCTGAGCGAGACGCGCGATCCATTGATGATTGTGCCGAATTGCTGATCGGCATGATCCGTTATCGTGAATACGTTCATCTGGTCACCCAAAGACGCTGGAGAGCAGCGGAAGGCTTGAGGGAACGGTTACCACCCCGGCATCACCGCGCTGGACAGTGCCTGTCGATCGATCCGCCGTTACAGGGTCGCGAGAGCGTTCCGGAGCCGGAGCGGCCGACTTCAGGCTCTTCTCTCCACCTGCCTGGCCACGCTCGTAGTTGTCGCCATCCGGATCCGCTGCATATGCAGTCCCGACAAGGATCGCTTCCTGCAGCTCCACCCGACAGCGAAGGATGGTCGAGAACGACGCATCTCGCTCCGGATCGATCCGCTTGATCAGCATGTTCCGGAAAATGGCGAGGCCCGTCACAAGCGTGAACGGCACCCGGCTTTCCTGAAATGCGACCAAGGCCCCGTAAGAGGCCGTGGCGTTCGCTGTAGCGATGTCAAGCGAAACCCGTTTCGGCATGACCACAGCATGGTCGGTGATTTTCGATCCCGTCTCGATCGGGATTTCCGTCATCAGGAGTTCCGAAACCGGGTTTTCCGTGATGACGCAATCGATCGGGACCGGCCCGATGAGGCGAGAGAAGGCAATGGCTGGCATCAGAATGCATCGTCCTTCTCAAAGCGCGAGGCGCGACCAACAGCGGCTTGCCCGACGGCGCGGCCTACAGCGCCGCCAACAGCCGCGGATACGTTGGGAACGCCGTTGACCACCACCCCGCCAACATTGACGACTGTGGACTGGTCTCTGCTGTCGTTGACCGTATTGTTGACCTCTGGTGGCGTGCTGGTTGCGACTGCCGCCAGCTTGTCCATGCGAGCCTCAAAACCGGCAAAGACGTTCGCCGGAATCTCTTTCTGCGCGGGTTCATTGTAACCATAAGCGGTATCGGGCGTCTTACTCATTGGGCGCGATGGGCGCCGTCCAAGGGCCTTGTAAGCCGCCGGCGCGCTTTTTGCCGCTTCCTGCGCGATTGGATCATTGTTCGGGACATAGCCGCCGGCGCGCGCAAGGGCGTCTTTCTGCTCCTTGCTCCCCATCCAGAGCTGACGTCCAAGAAAACTGTAGCCTTGCCTCTCCAACTCCTTGGAAACAGCGTCCTGATAGCTGATTTCATTGGTGAGCGCGTCTAAGGCACCGCTTGCTGCTGGCGCAATCGACCCGCCCAGCGACTTCATAAATCCGTCCCAAGAGCTGCTCAGTCGCTGGATAGATGCGGTCGTGTCGGTGGTGAAGCGCTCTAGATCACGAAACACCGTACCGTCTACCTCGCCGCCGTTCACGGCTTTTAGAAACTTCTCGTAGGAATCTGCACTCGTCATCAACGACTGCATACCCAACTGAAATTCCTGATCGGCAAACAGGTCAACAAGCTTGGCGCTCGGGTTATCTTGCATGACACGCCGGGATATCCTGACGTAGGCCTCGATCGCGCCCTCGCCTGTCTTGACCGCTTTGTCGACTTCGTCGCGGATGTTGACGCCGAAGTCCTTGAAGTTCTTTTCCGTCTCCTGACTGAACATTTTCGAGAAGATGTTCTGCGCCTGCGTTGCCGCCTGCCCGGCCGATCCGGTGTCCTCGCGAAGAGTTTGCAGGATCGCGATAAGCTTCTGCAGGCCCTCCTGCCCTGAATATCCGAGGTTCGCGAACGAGTTCGCCAGCGTCGGGATGGACGCTGCCATATCTTTCAGTTCGAACTGACCAGCCTTGCCACCCGACACCATGATGTCGAACGCCTTCTGCAGGTCGCCCGCTTCAATTTTCAGAGCCGAAGACGCTTTCTGCGCCGTGTTGGCGATATCGTTGACGGCCGCGCCAGAGGCCTGAGCCGTAGCGAGAACCGACGGCAGGAACGCCATAGCCTCGTCAAGGTTCATCCCCGATGCTGTGAGCGTGTCCAGGCCGCTTACGGCTTCTTCCAAAGGCAGCGCGAACCGCTTTGCCAAGGCCTGCACGTCATCGGACGCCTTTACGGTCTCTGCAACGGTGGCGCCTGCCGTGGTGCCAATCCGGCCCATCTCGCGCTCAAAGGCAGCGAAGTTCTTGACGGCTGTCGTTCCGACAGCGATGGCGCCGGTTGCCACTGCTCCAGCGGCGATGCCCAGCGCGCGTACCTTATCCGAAGTCTTCTTCGCGCTGGCCTCGGCGTCGTCCATGCCCTGGTTGAACTTCTTGAGGTTCTGTTCACCCTCAAGCTTGAAACCAAGGATGTTGACGAGTTCGCCGGCTATAGTCATTTCTGGGCTCTCATCCTGTTGGCTTTTTCAACGGCGGCGACCCTGAGGTCGAGTATTTCGTGCATGTCGAGCAACTGCTTGAGCGTGATCTTCTCGCATTCAAGGAAGCTGCAAAGCGGCGGGTTTGATAAGGCCGGCCGGTAGATGAAGAGATTGACGTTCGGCGCTATTTGCCGGACTTCGCGGTCTGTAAGACCTCCATCAGCAGCCCGATGATTCCACTCGGGCGCTTTCCGATAAAAAAATCGCGGAACTGCTCCTCAAGAACGAACTTCATCAGCGGGACGACATTGCCGAGCTTTCCCGTGAAGTCACCATCGAGGTCGCACGGTTCGTAGTTGCCGGACTTGCGCTTGATTGAAGCGATCCCGACAATCCGCGCAGCCAGCGCTGACACTTCCTGACTGGACACCCGCGACAGGATATCCGATATCGCGGCGAGCGCCGCCACGTCGGCCATCATTTGCTGTCCCTCGCTATCCGCCTGCAACGACAGGATTATCGCGGGAAGACGGTTGGCCGCTGGCCCGAGCAATCGCAGGATATCCGCATAAAGTTCGATAGATTCAACTGCTGGGAGTGGATCGACATGATATTCAATCCCATCTATCTTGCGATCGGCCATTCGAATCTCCGGAGGAATTTATTTGCGCGCTGCTCTAGTCGCTTCAATTGCAATGTTGGTTGCCAGCCCTGCCGCTGCTCAGGAGGTGACCTTGGGCAGATCGGGCTCTGAAAACGTATTCGTCTGGAAGGACTCGGACGCCCAGAGCGAGGCGTTCAAGCTCATCCAGGCTGGTGTCCACAAATCAAATCCGACACTGGTATTCCGGCTCTTGTCATGCATGGTCCCTGTAGGAACGAAAGCCGTCATCACGGACATGGGTTTTGCGTCTCACACCATACTTGTCACCAGCGGGGAACACTCCGGCTGCCGTGGCGTCATCGTGGCGGAAGACGTCCGCAGATGAAGGCTGCCATTCTGTTTGCCAGCATCGTCGCTGTCGCTGCCCCGGCATCTGCCGCTGAAATCGCTGGTCGCGCGTCAGTTGTCGACGGCGATACGATTGAGATAGCAGGACAGCGTATCCGGTTCGATGGCATTGACGCACCCGAGTCCCGGCAGGTCTGCCGCACCGCGTCTGGTGAAGCCTACCGTTGCGGCAAGGCAAGCGCCGATGCTCTCGACAAGTTCCTTGCGCAATCCCGCCCCACCTTCTGCATCCCCAAGGGGAAGAGCTATGACAGGGTAGTTGCCGTCTGCCGCCGCGCAGATGGCGCTGACGTCAATGCGTGGAGGCGATCTGCTGCATGCCGCTGTCATCGAACTTGATACGGGAGTTGTTGAGCAGGATGCCGAGTGTCTCCTCCTCGGTGCGCGCGATGATCCAGTCCGTCGCATGGATTTCATCAAGGAAGACGTTAGGCGTAAGGGTCGAGCCTTCTACGACGAAGTTGCGGCCGCCGATGTTGATGTAGGTGGCCCGCATCGCGTTTCTCATGAAGGGCCGTTCCGGAACCGGACCGCCCCAGCCGCCGCCAGACGCCCCACCACGAGTGCCAAACTCGTTCCAGATGGCTTTCTGGATGTTATCTGCATCAGCCTCGCCGGCAGGGAACCCCACCTTGACCCGCTTGGGGCCAGTTATCACGCTAGGCACATTGACAAAGACCTTGCGGACAACACGAGAGGTAAGCATCAGACCACCATGGGCGACGGGAAATTCTTTTTGAGGAGAGCGAGATATTCCTGTCCGTAGACTGTCGCCGTGTAGCCAGTGGCCGCAAATCCGCCCACACCTGAGCCAGGAGTGGCAAACTCGACCTCGACGTCACCAACCTTGCGGCGGCGAACGGCGCCTGTCCCTGCGCTTCCCTGCCCTGATACGCTGCGCCCTGGCTCCCCTTCCATGGTGAGCTTGTGGGCAGTGAGCAGCATCTGGGCGCGAGCCCGATCCCGCTCAAGCCACGTCTCGCCCACTTCATCGAAGGCTTCCTGCAAGACAAGCTGGATCAGCGCGTCACTGACTGCTGCGAATTCAGGAAATCGTAGCTTGAAAGTGGCAGGCGTCGGCTGAACGTAGGCCATCACTCAGCCTTTTCGGTTTTGACGGCCTTTTCCTTCACCACTTCGATGACTTCGGCAGCCAGCCACGCCTTGACGACGTCATTGTGCTGGAGCACGTCGAAGTTATCGACAGACACCGTCGAAAACGGGTTGATGGTTGGGCCACCGGGGACCGGCAAGGGTGCATCGTGGTTCGACTTAATCAGGGTCATGGGATTTACCTCACCGTGAAGGGAAAGCCCCGGCCGTTTCCAGCCGAGGCCATTGATCATTTCTCGTCCTTGGTCGAAGCCTTGGCGCCAAATTCGAACCACTCGGTCGATTTGGACACCTTCAGCTCTTCTTCGCTGATCTCGACGTCGACTTCTTCGCCAGGCTCCAGCAGGACGGGGCCGTCCTTGGTGTTGATGCCGCGAGAACCCTTGGAAACGTTCTTCACTTTCATGGTCGTCTCTCCTTAGATGCCGTCGAGGTAGCGGACTGCCTTCGGCCGGCGGATGTCCACGCCGCCGACACGGAAGATGCCGGGAACGTCGAACTTGATCGGGCCGGTCTGCCAGGGCTGCATGAAGCGGAAGGGCATCGGCAGATGCATCTTCAGAACTTCTGGCGAGCGACGGTAGGCAACCATGCGCTTAGTGCCGCCTGCGCCAGCAGTGTCGAGGTAGCCAAAGACGCCGCGGATGGTGAGCGCCTGCCCCGTGGTGCGGGTGTAGATGTTGTTGCGCTCGACCCATTCCAGGATCGTGGTCTGATTCACCGCGTCGATACGCCGGGTCGAGAGGTCCAACAGCACGGAGTACGGCAGGAGGATGGTATCCGCGATTTCCGCGCCGAGCGTGCCGGTGAAGATGCCGGTGAGCTGGCCGTTGATATCGCGAAGAACCTGGTCAGGCGTCTTGCTGATGAAGGTCGTTGCAGAACCCGTGCCATCTGCCGGCGCCGTGGTGGCGGTCGGGGTGGACGAGTTGACAAGACCGGTGAGACCCTTGGCTGTGTCACCAACAAATGCGACGGCGTCGATCTTCTCTTCCGCGATGCGGCGAGCAAGCGTTGCCTTGTCGGCCGACAGGTTCATGCCGAGCAGCTGGGCCGTGCCGAGCTCTTCCAGGGTGTAGCCATAGCCGATTGCGGCCATGCTGACGCTGGTTTCGAACTTTTCACGGGTCAGCTCGACCTTCGGCACGTCGTGGGCGTTGCCGTTGAACCATTCCGCCTTGCCGACACCATCCATGGAGAAGTAGGTGACGGACTGGATCCACTCCGGCGCCGAAGTGTCGACCGGGATCAGGGATGCGTACTGGATTTCCTGATAACGCATCGCGTAGACGGTGGGCTCGATGAGCGAAGCCTGCCGGATGAGAAAGCTCATCGCGACCTGCTGAGCGTCGTTCATATGCATGTTCATTGAGATCGCTCCTGTTAGCCGAGACGCAGCACTGCGAGACCGGCACCAGAAGTGCTGGTGTCCCACTGTGCGCCTGCGATGAGGGTGTTGGAGGTCGCCGTCTTGGAAAGGACGCCGGTCGCCGGGGTGTAGTAGACGGGATCGCCAACGGCCACGGCTTCGGAGGCCTGCACGACGATGACGCCCTTCTTGATGACGGCGACGTTGTCAAACTGCTCGTACTTGCCGGTCGGGCGAGTGGTGTCGAGAACAGCGATGCCGGCGAACTTGACGGTCGCTTCGGAGTCCACAACCTGGTTGTCCAGCGTGCCCTGCACGCAGACCTTGCCGAAGCCGATGCCTTCAACGTCTTCCGCGATGCGGGTGACGATGTCGTTCGGCTCCATGTTGGGGATCATGCCCTCAACCCAGCGGGCGTGAGTGGCTGCGTAGGTGGTCTGGATCGCAGGCATTATGCGGCCCCCTTCTGGTTAGAGCCCATCCACGCCGACGTGAGATGATCGGTCATGGCCTTGTGGGCCGTGCTGGTGGAATTGGCGTCGATCTGCTTGAAGCCATCCTTGACGACAGCGGCGAACGGATCGGCGGCGCCCTTCGCAGCGTCTTCGACCAGAAGGTCGAAGCGAGCGTCGACATAGGCGTCAGGCTTGCCCGCAATCGCGGCATCGCCAAACTTGGCAACGACAACGGCCTTACGGATAGCAGCGTCAGAGAGGCCTTCCGTCTTCACGTCCTTGGCGATGGACTTGGCCACGGTGATGAGATCGGCGCGAGCCTGAACCCGCTTGTCGATATCGGCGTCAGACAGGACCTTTGCCTTTTCAGCATCGATCGCAGCGTCTTTCTTAGCCAGTTCGGCGTCCTTTGCCGCAAGTGCGGCCTGGTGCGCCTTCTCGGCGTCATCGAGGCGGTTTTCAAGCGCCTTCTTGTCGCCAAGCAACTTCTCGATGGCCGCTGCGCCTGCGTCGGTCGTTTCGACCTGCAAACCATCGACCAGCATTTTACGCAGAGTGTCAGCCATGGGGCCTTTCCTTTCGTCTGCTGTTTGGGTGAAAGGGCTTGCGCCCCATGACGCACCGTCACCGATGCGAGCTTGAGAACCAGCTCGAGCGCGTGTCACCACGGCGAGATGGTTGATCTTGATGTTTGTCTGGGTGGCATCGAACTGCTGCCCGTCAGGCGTTACGCCGTCGCCCCAGACCAGTTCGCAGGTGTACCCGGCGGAAAGCTCTCGCTTGCCCTCCTCAACCTCTGCAATGGCCTTGGCGTCCTTCAGGATCAGCGGCAGGTGAACCCACTCACCATCCTTCTTGGCGGCCGTACTGACTTCACCAATGGCGAGGTCTTTCCAGTTTGCCGCTGTCACCGCCTCGTCGGGGTGGTTCATTGTCACCGGAGCGTGGATGAAGCTCTGCAGGCTGGCGTCGGCGAAGACCTGTTCGGCTGGGCGATAGACCCGCACGATCGGCATCTCCGGCTTGCCCACCTCATCGCCAGAATAAAGCTGGATGCCGGTTCGTACCGACTTGGCTTCGGCAATGAGATATCCGTCGGCCGTCCGACGAGTGCCGGACACCGTTACAGCGTCAGTGAATTGCATTGGACTTGTTCCCCTGTATCGGGTTAGATCGCGGCATGGACGACAAGCATTTCCGAGAGCTGCGAACGCTGATCCACGATCAGAACGTCAAGATCGAAGCGCTGACGATTGAGGTCAGAGCGCTGCGCAAGGCTGTTGAAACAACTGAAATCGTCTATCTCGGGCCTGATGACATGGACGCCATGCCCATCGATATCCCCGAGGACGTCAAGAACTTTCTACCGGGCTGAAAATTGAAATCGCTGACTTCAACCATGGACAATCATACAATGACCAACACGCTCAAATCCATGAAGCAAGCGCTTGATAAACTCCGTACAGCAGGTCCTTCATCAGAGGAATACTCGCGTGCTGCGATCCTTCTTCGTCAACTCGGGCCGTCCGCTAGGGACTATGTCGCTGCTTTCACAGATATTAATACGATATCTGACTCCAACAAGTTCCTGCCAGATTAAAACTCGACCACACCGCGCGCGATGCACCGGCAGTTGATTGGCTGCCCCGGTGGCAATCCACCCTCGGCACCCGTCGTCTGTCCCCACTTGTAGACTTTGCCGTCAAGCTGCCTGTGCCGCTCTCTCACGCGTTCGTCGTGGCTTGTGGTCCAGGTATAAGACGTCACCCCCGCCTGCTCCTGCCTGATGCGGTTGAGGTCGCTGTTCAGCTTCGCCGTCTGGTCTCTGGCGATCAGCTTTGCCCGCCGGTCAGATATCCCGAAGTCGTTTTGCAGAGCCTTGCGCAGCGTCGTTACCGAGTTACCGGCGATGCTGTTCTGGTAGACCGTCTGCTGGATGCGCTTGATCGTATCGTCTGCCAATCCAGAGATCAGCGATGCGTTACGAGCGGCAGCCGTGGTCAGATAGTCGGCAAGGTCTTCTTGCTGCACCACCGCGGCTAGGTTCACACCCAGAGCGCGGCGGGCTGTTTCAATGAAGGTCGATGTGTGCCGCTGCGCCTCAAGATCGAGGATGCGGTTCACGGTGTTTGAAGCGTTCCGGGCAAGCGCCACGGCGAGCATTTGCACTCGACTGAACCATGACTGGTCAGCATCGGCCAGTAAGGCTCCCTGTGCGCGTTTCTGCTGCCGCTCCGCCTGATACAGCGGGATGATGCTCTCGCGCGTCTCCGTGGCTATCTGGGCCAGCATCGACCGAAGCGCCGAGTAGTATTCCTTCTCGGTCGACAGCCTGGGCTCAATCATTGGCAGCGCCACTGATGTTCCGGCCTGACGCCCCGCCCGCCTGCCGAGCTTCGACATGGAGTAGCGGAGCATCATTCCTCTTTCAGGTTGTCAGACCAGTCTTCCTTGACCTCTGCGAACAACTCCGGCCCCAGAATGATCTCACCCTGATAGGGGTCGACGTTCTGGAGATCAGGCGAACCCGGGTCGTAGCTGATGGTGATGTGGCTCTGGTACTCGGGATGATCCCATGACGCACCGGCCGCCTTGATGTTCTCGTGCCGCCAGTCGAGTTCAGCAGCCTTGAACAGCAGCACGCGAGCGTCACCGAACCGTTCCACGAGACGCGGACCGCCAGCTGCGACCTTCAATTCTCCGGCCCAGCTTTCGCCCACGTTCATCCAATCAACCGGATCACGGCTGTAGGCGATGGTGACATGCAGATCATCGGCAGGCAGCGTGGTCTTGAACCCCTGCTCTTTCGCCCATGCGATGATGTCAGCGGCGTTTACGACTTTGCGGGACACATACAGCGTGCGCGGCGCGGCATCGTTTGCTGCCTGCCGTGGTGGCCGCTGCTGGTCGTCCTGGTTGTCGTCGTCTTCGCCAAGGTCGAAGTTATCGCCGGTTTCAGCCATCGCCTGATCAAGGCCGGGATAGAACCCATTCTCGATGAACTGATTACCGACGACGGTCCGCAGTTCCGGCTTTGTGAACAGGCCCGTTCGATCGAGGATTTCGGCCGTCTCGGCGTTCATCTTGCCGATCTCTGCCTGTTCCTTCTCGCTCATCTGCTCCAGCGGCGCCCAGGTATAGAAGATTTCCGGCGGGCGAGAGCCAAGAGCCGAGCGGATCAGGCATTCATCCAGCCGGTAAAGCGCTGGCGTGATCTCCAGAGACTGTGTTGAGGCGATCCGGTCATGGTAGTTGGCCATGCTGTGATCGCCATTCGAACCAAGGCCCGAGGGTGCCGTGCCGAGGAACCGCGTCATCGGGATGTCAGCAGCGCCGCAGAACTGCTGGATGAACTGCTGCATGACATCTGGCAGCGTGGCGAAGGATATGGTCTTGCGCTCGTATTTCTCGTCCGCGTCGAGGATCAGCGCCCGGTTGAAGGGCGTTGCCAGATCGTTGTCACCGGTCCCGATGTACATCCTGCGACGAGAGATAGCTACCGCTGTTTCCAATCACTGGACGGAGACACCTGCCGCCCAGCTTTTGAATGACGAGGGCAAGTTCCAGTCAATTTGCGTGGCGCTCACGGTATGCCTTGCCGCTTCTATGAAGGCGATGACGAACCTTTCCGACAAAGAGGCGATCACTATCATCAAGAAGTCCCTGCCGAATGCCTTCAAGACAGCGGCCGGGATTATGGAGAGCTTCGAAAGCGATGGGGAGACGAAGCATTGAACCGATTGATCCGCCGCGCCATCCACCACTGGCTCGCTTGGAAGTCGAGACGGAATCTTGCCCGGGAATACAACTGGCAAACCGAGATCGACGCCGAGATCCGACAGGCAAAGCAATCCCGCAGCAAGACAGGAAGCGTCCGCGATCTGGAGCGCCGCAAGCGGGACATGATGACACGCGCGCTGGGAGGGCAGAGGTGATGGCCCGTACCGAGTTCACCCGCAAGACCAAGCAGGAAGCATTGCAGCGTTCCGGCGTCCGCTGTGAGGCCACAGGCACCCGCTACGGCTTCGAGGAGGGCCAGCGTTGCAATTGCAGCCTGTCCCTCGGCGTTCAGTACGATCACGCTGTGCCGGACGCTCTGGGCGGCGATAACAGCTTGGAGAACTGCCTTGCGATTTGCGTCCAGTGTCACAAGTTCAAAACCCGCAACGACGTGAAGCAGATCGCGAAGTCGAACCGGCAGCGCGACAAGGCGTCTGGCGTCATCCGGCCGGCGGGCAAGATCAAGTCCGCTCCGTTCCCAAAGTCCGAAAAGCCCAAAAAGGCCGTCGTCTACCGGCCCGTCACGTTCTATCGCGAGGATACGCCATGACCAACCTTCAGAAGCTCAGAGAAGCACTCCAAGACCTCACCTATTTGGAAATGATGATCTTCGCCGGATGGTTTGCAAATACCGACAAGCCGGAAGACCAGTTGAATGACGAATCATTCTGGGCATCCACGATCAACGATTGGGCACAAAATGCGGAGCTTGCAGAAGACGAGGATGATCAGCCATGACCGCATTGGAAGAGATCAAGAAGGCGCTGGCAGCGGCAGAGCAGTTCATCGTCAACGGTGTCGAGCTTGGATACATCCGTATGCCAGCACCAGAGACACCAGACAGCGCGCACCAGACGCTCCCGATGATCCGGCAGGCTCAGACAGCCCTCGAAAGCTTGCAGCGCGAGAACGAGGAATTGAGACAGGACCGGGACCGCACGGCACGCAACCGCGACATGTACAAAGGCCAAGTGGAGCGTCAAGCAGCCCAGATTGAGGATTTCCGATCTGAGGCAAAGCGGCTTCAGGTTGGCGTCTATGTCGAAACCCTTCCTCCGGTGCAACTGATCCGCGTCTTCGCTGACGACATGAACGAGCGCAACTGGAAAGACAAGCGCGCTTATATCAAGCAGCAGGCTGATCGTATCAGCACCGCCCTCGCCAGTAGAGAGGGCGACACTCATAAGCCCGTGGCGTATGTCTGTGCGGCTGATATGGAGCTTTTGGGGAAAAGCTCTGACGGCTGGGACTTTAGCATGTCTCCAAAGCCAAGACCCGATTTAGGCATGAACATGGCTCTCTATGCTGCGCCCCTCACGGAGACGTCAAAACCTGATCCTGTCCTCTGGGTGTCACCTGTCGATCTTCGGGCGTGGCAAAAAGCGAAAGCCGGTGAAATTTGGGCATGGTCCGAAAACCTCGAAGGCGAATGCATCCCGCTTTACACAGCCCTCGCCAGCACAGGAGGCGAACACCATGCAGAGTGAAGAACTGAAGCCGTGCCCGTTCTGCGGCGGTCCTGCGTCCATCGAGCAGTATGGGGACCGTAGCCAGTCCACGATTTACAGCTGCGACAAGTGCTCATGCACGCTTGAGACTGGGGAGGAATTCAATCACGGAGCCCAATGGAATTGCCGAGCCGAAGCCGCCCCTCCCGCGCCATCCGTGGCCGTGAAGGCTTTGGAGTGGGAGCGCAGAACCACAATAAGCCGGTGCAATACGATTACCGGAGATTACCATGTCACTTTTGATCGCCATGAATGGCAGCTATCTTTTCGAGGCGTCGGAAAAACTGCGAGCTTCAACGTTAGTCGTCATCTTAGCCGAACAGCAGCCGAAGCGGCGGCGCAAAAAATCCATGAAGATGCTCTTTCGCCGTACCTCTCCGCACAGGTGCAGGACGTGGCGGGGTGGCAGCCGATCAATGAGGCAGAGAAGGACAGGACAATCCGGCTCCTTTGGTCATCTGCATGGCTTCACCCGATCATGGGTTACTGGAGCTCTGTCCAAAATTGCTGGTTAGAATACGCCAGCCGGGACACCAAGGCGAATGTCGCCACCCATTTCATGCCTCTCCCCGCAGCACCCGCAGCGCAGGAGGGCGGCACCAATGAGTGATATCGTGGAACGGGTTCGTGAATTCCTCGCCTTGGAGGATGATTTGAAGGATGTCGTAGTCGCGTCCCTTACCCCCGAACAGGTTGACACTCTTCGGGCGTTCCTTCACCTGGAAACCTCTTCGGAGAAGATCAACCGTTTAGAAACGGAGAACTCTTCTCTCCGCCAACTCCTATCCGAAGCCGAGACGCGCGAGCGGGAGGCAAAGGCGAAGCTGCAAGCGATGCACCGCCGTGCACAGCAATCTGAGCGCGTCGAGAACATGCTTCGTGCTGAACTAACATCGTGGCTGAAGATTTTCGAAACATCTCAAAACGTCTGGTCGAAACCTCGCCGTCTGCTGATACGCGCTATCATTCGCAAGTTAGACCGTCGCGTTCGGAAGATTGCTGTTTCAAGCGCCCTGCAATCGGAGGAGCGGTGATGCTGACCAGAATGGAAAAGCATGTTCTGCGAGTGCTCAGAGAACACGAAGCCGAGGAAGAAAAGGGATACGAGGACGCCTTTGTCGTCAGCCTTGCTCAAAGAGGGTACGTGGCCACCTCGCCCTACACGAAGCATGAGAGTGGCTTCGTAAGCAGAGTAATCTCAATCACCGACGCCGGCCGAGCGGCGCTTGAAAGGAGCGTTGGATCGCCTGTGCATAAACCCGCTGTGGATAGCGGGGAAAGCGGGGACGAATGACGAAACATGCTGTCATCCCTGCCGGATGCTGGCCTGCTGTCCTTAGAGATGAGCACGCGGCAGCCTATGCCGGCGAAAAGACGGTCGATGCTTTTATCAGCCGTGTTGGAACCGTATGGCCTCGGCCGTTCATCGAGACCGGAACCGGCAAGGGCAGATTCAGAGCGTGGCGGAAGATAGACCTGGACAAGGCTATTGGCGTAAACGACGGCGCCGATCTGGAAGCGTGGTGATGATACCTGTCACCATGCCTCCATATACCTCGTTCAAGACGCTGGCCAACGGATCGACCGGCTACTATTGGACGTGCCCTACCCTGTACCGAAAGGCTGGCTGCCCCTACCGTAGCGCGGCTCTTGGCGTAAACCTCTCTCAAGCTGAACTGGTGGCCGCAGCAAAGGTCTGGAATGATCGGCTGGAGGATTGGCGCCGGGAGAAAGAAAACCCGCGTCATGAGCCCGATACTAGCCGATACGGCACGGTCGAATGGCTCGTGAATGTCTATCTCTCGCACAATTCATTTCTAGAGCGCGTGGGTGAGTTCAGCCGCCCAGACTACAAGCGTGTCTTTGACCGGGTCTGCGCTATCGAGATCACCAAACCGAACGGAGATAAATCCAGGTTCGGAGACGCAAAAATTACAAATGTTGCCGTGAGCACCGCCGAGAAAGTCTATCTCCATTTCTCTGGGGAAAAGGCCAATCGTATGGGAGAGAAAGTAGTCACCTATTGCAAGGCTATGTGGAAGCGCATGCGGCCGCATCATCCCGACCTGTTCCGACCGGACACACCGAACCCGTGGGAAGGCGTCACCGTCAAGAGACGTCAGAAGGCCACCAAGGGATATGTAGATCGCAAAGCGGTCTATGAGTTCGCTGACGGTGCAATCGAGAAAGGGCGTGGGGAGTTGGCTGCAGCCGCCGTGCTGGCCTTCGAATGGCTTATGCGCCCGTCATCAATCGGGGCAGGCTTTGCGCCTTGGACCGGCTACAGAGCGTCCGACCATCCCGATAAGATCCGGCTGAAGCATCGCAAGAACGATGCGTTGGCACTGCACCCGCTTGAGTTCGTCGACGAAGATGGATCGACAGTCCTGCTCTATTCGCAAGCGGAAGAGGTTCTTCGCAAGGCGCCGAGATATGGCACATCAATCGTGTGCAAGAAGAACGGCCAGCTTTTTGGCGATGGCACGTTCTTGGCTCATGAAGTCAGGGAGATGGCAGACAAGCTCAGAGAGGCAGGGAAACTGTCGGCGCCAGAGTTCAGCCTGGATATGTGCAGGCATGGCGGCATGACGGAGCTTGAGGAGAAAGGCCTTACCGAAGGGCAAGGCAGAGTGCTGTCAAAGCACAAGACGGCTTCGGCTTATCGCGGGTATGCGAAAGAGACAGAGAAGCGCGTCCTAGAGGCCACGAAAAAGCGTTTTGGCCGTTCTGAATAGTCAAAATTTGTGAATGAAATCAATGGCCGTATTCGGCAGAAAATGTATCGTTGCGGGGCGACTTATTCAGAACGCCTACTGAAAACATTACATTTTGTCGGGATTTGCAGTCCTCTGCGTCACCACTCCGCCACGAGGCCTCACACGCTCATCAATGGAGCGATGGCGGGCATTTAGAACGAATCCATTTGGGGCGCAAGAGGGATCGTTCCGAATGTCGTGTTTTTTCAGCCGGGTACGTGGAGTTCAACCGCCCACCTTGTCTAAGTCACTAAGATGACATGGCTTTTCGCGTCATCCCGCTGCTCCGGACGAAAAATTGCCCGCAGCCGAAGCGTTTTCGACTGCGGGCAACCTGTGCATTTTCAGGAACGGTCGATCAAATCCGTCCCATCAGAACCAGGATCAGCACGATGACCAGCACCAGTCCGAGACCGCCCGAAGGGCTGTAACCGTAATTATGATAACCCCAGCTTGGCAGCGCGCCGATGAGGAACAGAATGAGCAGGATGACAAGGATGGTGCCGAGCATGTTTAACCCTCCACTATTGGCATGTGTCCGACTGCTTCAATGACGCAGCGCGTGAAAAGTTCCCTCTTCCGGCCTCTCCAGCAGGCTGAAAGAATGACGGCAGACGTGCCGTTTCAACAGGTTACACCGCTTTTGCCCAGACATGATGGTCCGGCCGGAAGGGGCGTGCCGTCCCCCGCGCCTGGCGGATTAATGTCCCGGACAGTGAAGATGAGAAACTGTGCATAGTCTCGCGCGTCGCATCCATCGCGAGTTCTGGATCGCTGCAATTTATTCGAGGTAATTTCTCGCTCTATGTCTATTTTCGGTTGTCCGCCATAGTGAAGACAGTCCCCCGTACACTGAAACCGGCGGGAGACGGAGAGATCCGGCTTCGCTGGCAGTGCGCCGGATCTCTCCCGCCCCCTCCCTCGCTCCGTCCCACTCCTGCCGCAGGCAGGTCGGCACACGTACATGTGACCGACGACCATGCGTGCTACCCCTTGCCTCGTCTCAGCCTCTCCGGATAGACCCCCGTGACGGGAGGGAGAAACGAGAATCATATGTCCGGTTTTGCGAACCTCATCCCGCTTTTCATCTTTGGCTTCCTCGTCTATTTTTTCTTTCGCTGGGTCGCGCGCGACATTCAGAACCCAAAGCGCAAGTAGTCGGAAGGAATAATACTGCCGCATCCGCCGCTTCCGGGAACCTCCGCGCCTCCATATAGTTTTTGCAGATGGACCTCGGAGGACAGGATGAAAACGCTCGCATCATCGGCCGCAATAGCCCTTTCGCTCGCGCTTGCGGGATGCACGACCGCAGGTCCGGCACCCTATGTGGAGCCCATTCCCGGGAGCATCATCTATAAAGGCCAGCCGCGCACGAAGCTGACGAAGTCACCGATCGGCAGCACCTTCACCCATGAGTTCCGCATAGACAGCAGCACAAGGGCGGTGGAAACCTATCGCATCGCGCCGGATCGCTCACTGGAACTCATTGACCGGCGCATCCTTCGCGAATGGCTGTTCGGACGCGACGACTGACCGCACCGGTCGGCTCCGAAACGGATTGCGCATCCCGCCTGCTTCGTTTAGAGCCGGGCGCTAAACCAACATGGATGAGCGATGAACACGCGCTGGCAGAAACCCGTCCTGATCGCCTTCGAAACGCCGGGTGATTATACGAGCATCGAAACAACCCAGGCCGCCTCCTGGGCCCTGATCGAGGACTGGCCGGTGGAGGATGGCGAGGCGCTAGACAAGGCGCTGCTGGTCTGCGCCGCCGTGGATGCCGGCAGGAAAAAGCCTGAAGACGCGCGCAAGGCCTTCATCGCCGCCGCGATCGAAGCGGGGCTCGACATCAAGGCGTAA